TATCTTTTTTTATTGTATTCATATGCATTACTCCTTCACGTACTTCGCATATTCGCTTAGTGGCACACCTAGTTTTTTTGCGATAGCTACTTGTGATGGTGTGAGTCTCACAGTGCCTTTCCGCGCGCCTACTGGTCCGCCTCTATTTGCAGAGGCCACCATTTGAGGAGGCGATGTCCTTTTTTCGTCAAACTTGTGAGGAAATGTCTCCCTCATTCTAACGTCTATTTGATTATAATAGTCATCAGATGATGGATTATATCCTTCTTCTACTAGTTTACGATGAATTGAGAAAGATGTCAAGGTCATTGGTTCATCTTCACCAAACCATTTGTTCTTTTCCGCCCACGCTTCAGCTTTAGGATCTGGTGGTGGAGGTGGTGCTGCTTGAGGTTGCATTTGTTGAGGATTAGGCATTTGTGGTTGATTAGGATTAACCCCACGTGCTTCCATCTCTTTTTTTAACCTTTCACGTTGAGCTTGTGTAGATTTTACACGTTCAGATTCTATTGCTAAACGTGCTAATTTTTGTTGAGCATCTACTTGTGCATCACTATCACCTAGCTCTACTGCAGCTTTTAAAGCTTTTTTAGCTTCTTCTGTTTCTGCTTCTACACGGCTAGCAAACTCAGTTACATACCCTGTATCTAAATTACGTGCTTTTTGACGCATTTTTTGAGCATCTGCTTGTACGCCTTGTGCATACTGTATAGCTGCTTGTTCACGTCTTTCTGATTCACGTACTCTTTTTGTTAATTTATCAATACGGGATTGTACTTTTTTCCCGTAGTCTTCCATTTCACCTTCTGAAGCTGTTGTTTCTTCAATAACAACTTCTTTAGATTCGTTGACAATCTCTGGTTCTTCTTTATTAACTTTAACATCAGTATCATCTAATTTGACATCTACAGTGTTTCCAGTAGAAGGAAGATCGACCATTTTTTCGTCAGCTTCGGCTTGCGTTTCTATATTTGCAGGCATATTTTACTCCTGTTTACTTGTATTGCAAGATATCCTCTGGGTCTTTTACCACAGCAATTATCTCGTCTTCGTTAAGGATTCTCACTTCACCACCTTCTATCCCAAACCTTGATCCAGAATAACGACCAAATATAATCCAATCGCCTTTCTTGCACCACGGTCCATGTGGATATCTCTTTTCATCTGTGTAACAGTCTGGTCCCATTTTAAGAACTAAAGCAGTTACTGTTGTATAACCGCGTTCTTCCATGTGTTGATCTGTTAATATAACACCACCTTTAGTTTTACCTTGCCCTTTAAAAGGCAATACTAAAATACGCCAACCAGTAGGATCTGGTAAACGTTCTAGTACTTTGTCTGTAGGTAAGTGCTCTATATCTTTTGTAGCATCTTCTTGTATTTTTTTAAGAAATTTATTTTCTTTTTCTTCGGCTATCTTATTATTTTCATCAGCTTCTACAGCCAAATCTTTTTCTTCGAGCGCAAATCTACGCTTTGGCAGTTCCTTCTCTGTCATCGTTTTCCTCGTCTTTCTGCAGGTCTTGAATCTCCTGTTCCATTATTGTGTAAGCTTTATGCTCACCTACTGCTTTAACATAGGCATCCATCGTTGGCAAGCCTGATGCTATAACATCCTTTAAATTTTCTTTGCGCGCTCTAATCTTTTTCAAGATTACGTAAATCGCGGTTTCGTCTCGCATAAATTACTTTCTTTTAACTTTACCACCTCTAGACGCCATTCTAGAATCTCCTGAATAAGCACCTTTGCCCATGGATTTTTCCATGCCTTTAGATTCATTTCTTCTAGAAGCTAAAGATTGTGATTTTTTACCATTTCTTGCACCCATGGATTCATCTAATCTAGCATTATAACCTTGTCCGCCGCCTTTTAATTTTCTAGTTACTTTACCACCTTTGGCTTTCTTTACAGTTCCACCTTTTTTATAAGTAGTAGTCATCATTTTTTTACCCGGTGTTTTTCTTTTTTCGGGTCTTGACATAATTTTTCCAACCATAGTTATCTCCTTAAATTGTTTTTATACTAACAGTCCCATTTGCGCAATGATTTATTAATCCTCGAATTAGGATCTTTTGCAGTTTTAGCACTTGTTAATTTTTTCTTCATGCCAGACATTCTAGCACAAAATGATTTACGCCTACCACTAGTTTTAGATTTAGTAGGAGCCTTTAACGTTCCTTTTTTATAACTAGCACGGCCTTTTGCATTTAAACCTCCAGAAGGGCTTTTTCCTGCTTTGCGTGTCCAAGCTGGTGATGTTTTCTTTTTGCTACCCAATTTTTGTTTTCTTCCTTCTGTTTTCCATTACCATGCCACAACCTTTTGCTATGCCTTTTGGATTTTTATCTGATTTATCCTTTCTTTTTTGTGATAAAGATTTTTTCTTAGCCATTAATATATTTTAGTATTTGGTCTTTTGTTAGGTAACATTAAATTAAACCCTCTTGGTTTTACCACTATACCACCCTTGTTTTTTTTAATAGGTTTACTTCCGTATTTTTCAGTCCACTCTTTAGCTATTTTAGGCTCATTGGCAAATAAATATCTACGTTGTTTTTCTGATTTAAAAGGCATTATTAACCCTGACTTTTTTTAATAGCTGCTGCAGTTGGTGCGCCTTTTGCACCTTTCTTACGCATTTTTTCACCACGTTTCTTTTTTTGATGAATGTTATACCATAAACCTTTTTTAGCTACTTTACCTTCTTTAGTTACGTGTGTACCTTTTCCTTTTTTATCACCCATTTTTTTTACCTTTCGTTTTATTCATTGATTTTTGTATAGCTTTAGATCTAGCTGCTTCCCAAGGTTCGATCTTTTTATTCTTGTTAATATCAGCTTTAGCGCTTAATTTTTTCTTCGTTTTTTTCATGATTGTTTATTCTCCACTTTCACTGTTGCGTGTTTGGTACCTCCAACATAGAGGCCAAACCATGCGGCACCAGCTCCGACAACGACTGACACAAAAGCTGATTGTGCGTTTGTTGGATCTGGTAAACTCATAAACCATTCTGTTGTACGCCAGAATGAAATTCCATATAATGTAATTAGTAACCTAGGAAAAATTCTCCATGCTGATAATCTTTCTGGTGTCATCTTTTTTTCATGTGCGCTAGACCTGCTTTACCAAATCTATATCCAAATGAACTACCAATACAAACGTATAAACAAGTAGCAAACCAATCTGGGGTATTGGTATCAAGAAAAACAAATCCCTCTGCGACATAAGATTGTGTCCAAGGCAGGAAACAAGAAATTAAAATTCCGCCAAAGATAAGAGTCCAAAATTCATCTTTCCACGACCCTTTCATTTGATCTACGGCTGATGCTTCCCATGATATTTCACCGGCTATCTGCTTTTCACGCAGCGCAGTCTTTGCTTTTATTTCTACTAGCTTAGATTCAGCCTTCGCTTTCTTTGTCTCTACGAAGCCAGTAACGGCTTGAGAGGCAACTCCTAATAATGGTTTAAGTAACAAATTTAACATACTACCTCACTATACTAATTATTCCGCCACGGTTTTTTAAACTTCTAATAAAATCACCTTGAACAGTTGATTGACCCCATTTACCAAACTCAGGGTTATAAGGATCTATTGTTGGTTGTGCAGCTCTACCGCTTATACCGCCAGGTCTGCCACGGCCATAACCATAGCCATAACGAGAACCACCACCTCCGCCACCGCTATTACTAATATCAATTAAACTAGGCATTCTCATGACATCATAGTATTGTTGCATTCCTCCAGGAAACATAGGATGCATTCCTGCTTCCAAATCGCTAAAAGTTCCTACGCCAGTTTGAATTCCTGGTTTGTTAGGATCAAGGTCAGTATAAGAACCATACATAGCTTCGTTAGCACCAACAATACTACCTTCGAGAATCATTTTTAATAACTCATTTGGAAAATTACCCCCTCCATAATACCCAAAAGCTTTTAAAGTATTTTCAGAAAGACCACTTCCGGCAAGTATATTTTCTATAGTGTCAGGGTGTAAAGTTGTATATCCATAACCAGTTTCACCCGGTGTAGCACTTCCAGGACCATAAACTTGATGTGGTGGTATATAAGTATCTTTTAAATCTTGGTAAACATTGTCGTCACCAGTTTGTACTTCACTTTCCCACGAATCATCATAATTATCATCTGGATTGCTATAGTAGTTATTACTACTGTTATTATTACTACTGTTATTACTACTATTGCTATTACCGTAACTTGTACCGGAGCTATAATTGTAACCGCTTTGTGAAGCGTCTACATTTCCACTATCATCTCTCCAATCGTAACCTGGCATTATTCAGCTTGTGGGTTAAGCCAAGTTTCCCACCCTTCTTGATAATATTTATCGTCTGGTACATAACCAAACATATCAAATAAAAATTTATCTATATCAGATCCGTTGTCATAATAAAGTTTAGCTAAATCTTTTAAAGCTTCTTTTGTTGTTAAAGAACCTGGGTCCATGTTAGCAGCTGGAGCACTAGTTATACTTCCAAAATCCTCAAAAAAACCTGTTTCTATGTTAGGCATATTACCTAAATTCATTTGTTCTTCTACATACCCTTTTGGATCAAAAGTGTTTGCTTTTATGTCATATAAATTTTCTAAGTTACCAAAATCAGTAGTAGCAGGATTAGCCATTATTTGATCTTTAAGTGCTTGTCTTTCTGCTTCTTTAAGCGCTTCTGCCATAAGATCAGTTTCTTCGACTTCTTCTAAATATGGGCTATAGGGAATTGTATCTGGCACTACAAATTCTTCATTTATGTCAAGATCATCACCCATAAAAGGTATGTTATCTACTTCATCAAAATTAATATCAAATACGTTATTTTCTGGTAAGAAACGAGTGTCTCTTTCTAAAGGTTCTCTATCACGGTTTCCACCTAATACACTTGCAATTTTACTTGCAGCACCTGTGTATGGAGCAACTTTCATTATACCTTCCATTAATCCACTAAAATCAAATCCTCCAAATTCATCTTCGTAAAATTCTTTTCCAAATCCAGCTTTAGGAAATGGATTGTATTCTGGTGCTCTTACTGCTGCAGGATTAGATCTTCTATTTTCAGGGTCTAATCTTTTATTTTGAAAAGTTGTATCTCCTAACATAACTCTTAAATCATTTAAAAATCCTGCTGATTTAGATGGATCTTGAAATAAAGTTCTACCTGTTCTTCTTGCCCCAGCTGGTAACCCACTTGTATCAATTAAACGTGCACCTTTATCACCACCTTTCATCTGATTCATTAGCATTTGATACATGTTACGTGATTCGTTCATGTCAGTTGTCACAGCAGGTGTGCTTTCTAAAACACCTTTAATAGATCTTAAATTGTCCCTGTTTTGATAAAAATCAGGAGAACGTGACATTGCATAATCAAGATTATTATTACGTGCATTAATTGCATTTTGCTCTCGTGTAGCATTTACGTTATCAATATAACTATTACGAAGATAAGATGAACGCCTGTCATCTTGACCAGCGTAAATAGGTGATTGATTAGCAGAGTACCGCGGCTTTTGATAGCCACGGTATTTTTCTCTAATATTATCTCTTTCAGTAAAGGGTAAAACCATTAAGCACCCATCATTGAGTTAAGCACAACAAGAACTATAACTGCAACGATACCGGCTTTAATCCAGTCCTTCATTTTCCAGTCTGACCATTCTTTTAAGTGTGCCCATAAATCTTTTATTAAATTCATAGTACCTCCTATTTTTTCTTCGATTTCATCGAACCACCTTTACTTAGGCGTTTCGTTTTTCCACCTTTTTTCATCAATGACATTTTTTGTCCAGTGTTTTTTGCATGAGCTTGCGCTTGATGTACACCTGCTGATGTATATGGAAAATTTTTTGTTCCTACTTTTGGCATTTTTTCTCCTTAATGTATAGTTGGTTTTGCAGCATGTTGAAATGTATGTATCATGTCTTGCGTAACAAACATACTTTCTGCTACTGTTTCAAAAATTGAAGCTGTTTCTTCTATTGTTAATGTTTCTAAATACATATTACGAGTAACAGCCATCATAGCAGAACAAACAGACATATAATCATCATTGTCTCTTACCATAGAACGAGCTGTTTCCTCTATCTTTTTCATCGCAGAACTAATCAAATTAATCTGCTTTTCTAGTTTTGGATCTTGCATTTTCCCTCGCTATTCTCTCTGCCGTTTTATCTTTCATTGCCTCACGCGCTGAAATCATATTTTCTTTTAACATTGCGGTTGCATCAGCATTATTTTGTTTATTAACTTCTGCCGATACCTTCATTAATTCCAAACTAGTATCTGCTTCCAATTTGTCTCTTTCCAGATCCATTTTTTCCGTATCTACTATTAAATCTTTTTGTAGTCTAGCTTGTGTCTCCATTGCTTTCAAGTCAATTTCTTGTTGTTTAAGTTTAACAAGAGGATCTTGAGGTTCTTGAGCCATTCTTTGTTCTTCTGCTTTAGCAAAGTTAGCTGTTAACTCAGCTTCCAGTTTAGCTTGTGCTGCTGCAATTTCATTTGTTAATTGATCGTTTTGTTGCTGCAACTGTTGCATCATTTGCTGTGCTTGTGGATTCTGCTGTGCTTGTGCTTGAACCTGTTGCATTTGTTGTTGTAGTTGCTGTACCTGGTCTTTGTATTGTTCGTTAATTTGTTGTCCAGCCATTAAAGCAATATGTTCAGACATATGTGATTGTAACAAAGCGTAGAGTTGTGGGTTAATTTGAACCATACGTGTAAACATAAATTCTGAGTGCGCTGAAATATGAGCCATGTGATCTTGCATAGGAAAAGCTTTTGGAGGCTGTCCTTTCATAGCAGCTGCATTTTCCGTAGCTGGACCAACTGGTTGAGGTTGTTCCGGATCTGGTTTTAATATTGCATCCACGTTATCTACACCCATTGCTTGATACATACGTCTATATGCTTCACGCACGTTATGTAGTGCAGGATTAGTTTGTGCTAATTGTAATTGTTGTTGGGCCAATGTAATACGTTGTGCCATAGAAAAAATATTAGGATCAGCTACTGGTAAAATATCTACCCTATCATCAAAATCTTGTTGCTTAATCATTCTATTTCCACCAGCAACTTGGTAAGGATATTCTGGTGGTGTATACAATTGAAATATACGTGCTAATAATGAAAACTCTTCACGTTGTGCATAGTGCAAACGTTTATGAATAGCACTCATAACTTTAGTTCCACGTTCTAATAATGCTAGTGTTGTACCAACAGGATTCTGTTCGTTACCTTCACCCATTTTCATATCTGCAATAGCAGCAAAAGATTTTCCTGCATCAACAGCAAAACCTAATAATTGAAATAAAGTCCCACTAGGTTCTTTAAATGGTAATGGTAATAATGATTCTCTTATAGAGGTACCAGTTACATCAACATCTCTAAACTCACCTGGTTGTAATGGTTCGTCATGATCACGTATACGCATTCCTCTTGCTTTAAAACCTGCAGGTAGGTTTGCGAGTGTACCAGCATCAATTAACTGCCGCAAAACACTTGTTGCTGT